CATCTCCACCGTGCCGGTGCCGGTGCGGCGCTTGATCCAGCAATAGGTTATCCGCGACGCCGATGCGCTCGTTATGGACTGCAGGGCAGTTCCGTTAGCGGCGGTCGCTGTCAGTGTCGTCGCGCTATTTGCCACGCCGGTAATGCCGGTCGCCGTCTTGGCTGCAGTGATATTCGTTTTGACCCAAACCGCATTGGTAAGATCAGATCCCCACAGGGCCAAATTGACACGCTGGTCTTCTGTCAGGATACCCAGAAGATTGCCGAATTCATCCCATTCGTATGGAAGATCGAAAAGCCTCGCTGCCGTGGTAGCGACATAGCCCGCCTCAACCGGCGTCCGGACGACTTGAACCGTTGTCGGCCCGCCCGCTACGGTGCATGTCAGCGTTCCAGACGACGCGGTGAACGACACTGGCGACCCGGCAGATGCAACACCCGTGCCTGCATTCGTCAGCGTAACCGTGCCGGACCCGGTGACAAGCACCTGATAGGTGGCGTTGGCCAGCGTGGTTATGCTTTGCGTGACCGGGGCGCCGGAGTTCAGGAACAGGTTGTGCTTCTGGTAGCGATAGAGGCCGTTCGAGCCTCTGACCATCTTCACGGTCGGGCTGGTGTAGGTCAGCAATCCAAATGGATGGCTGTTGTAGTTGTTCGCCGGGGTTGCGATATCCTTGACCCGAGCGGAGCCGTAATAGCCTGTGGTGGCGTAGAACGTGTCGTCTACGAAACTCAGGACAATGCCGTCAGTGCGCGATCCGAAACGCGCCGCAGCTTGGGACGGCGACCCTCTCTGCCCTACCAATGGGCTGGTCAGGCCAAGTCCGAGAGGGCCAAGGCTCATCGCCATGTTAGTACTTCAACCCAACGATGCTGGTTGCCGTCGTGTTGGTGGACATCACCTTCTTGCAGGTAATCGGTATGACCGTGCCCGCCGGCACGCCAACGAAGGTCAATGTCGTGTCGCGCCACGTCACCACCGCGACATTGCCGGTCACGCCGACATAGAGCGCATCGGCCTTGATCGCCGTGGAATCACTTGGGGTGACCGCAAAACCGTCCTTCGCGGACGCTGCTTCAACGTAGCTCATTGCTTTGCCTTTCCGTTCTGCGCGGCCTGTTCGGCCTTCAAATCGTTCGATTGCTGCTGTGCCGAGAGCTTCAGCGCTGTTTCCTGCTGTTTAGCGTGCAGAGTGAGCGCCGCTTCCTGCCGCTTCAGATCGAGCTCGATTTCCTTGATTTGCAGATCCGCTTCCTTGATCCGCATGGTGATTGCTGCCAGTTCGCGCTCCAGTTCGATCTTGCGCTGATCGGCCGCCGCCTGGCGCTCGCCCTTGCGAACCTCCGCGGCCTCTCTCATGGCCATTTCCCGTTCCTTGGCCTGCGCATCGGCCTGAGACTGCTGCGCCTTGGCGGCGGTTTCCTGCTCCTTCGCCTTCGCTTCCGCTTCTGCCTTTTGTTGCTCGGGGCTAGGCTTTGGTGTCTCAGGCTGTGCGGCTTTCGCCTTGGCATCGGTGACCATCTTTTCAAGCGTGTCCTCAACCGACTTGCCGAGGTTGAATAGGCGCGAGTTCGCGGCGAAGATTTCCACCGCAACCTCTTTCGATAGGGCACCCTGCTGGACGAGCGGCCCGACTGCGGCCCAATAGGCACCGGCCGCCTGGAGGAATTCCGCCGCTTCGGCTTTCTGCCGCGACAGGTCGGCCTTCACGGTCGAATCGCTCTCGACATCGATGCGGTACATGGCCGAAAGCTTCTGGGTGAGAAGCTGTTGAACGCTTTGCATCCGCGCCAGCTTGGCCTGCCGTGCCTTCTCCGCCATCTGGGAAGCCTGCACCGCCTGCTGATACTGCTGCATCGTCTCGGGCGGGAGTTGAGCGCCCTGCGGAGGAGGCGGCGGCGGCTGAATGGGAGTGAGATCCTGTTGCGTCGGGATGATCTGGACGCCGGTCATCTGCTGGAGCGTTTCGTGTGAAAACTTCGCGGGTATGATTTCGGACATCATCACGAACAGGTCGCGCGCGCCGCGCTCCATCATGCGTTGCATCTTCTGGATGCGCAGCGAGCCCCACTGTGTCTTGATCTGCTGGGCGCCAAGCGTCTCGCTTGCCTGGGAGGCACCGCGAACGATGTCCGAAATCCCGGTGATTTCGTAAATGGCCTGCTTGGTCTGTTCGCGGGCGTTGTACAGCTCGCGAAGAACGAGGATGAACTTTTCCACAGGCCAGAACGCGACCGCTCCAGCGAGCCCGCCATTGGCCGCCCAGATGTCCGCATTGCCGATCGGCACAAATTCCGTGTCATCGGCCGCCAGCATGTTGGCAATGTCGCCGGCATCGCCCGAATACCAGCCTTTGACTTTCATATGGTTGGTGATGACGTTGATGCGCTTGGTCGTCAGGTCCAACTCGTCGGCCAGTTTCGAATAAATCGAGAACGGGTTGACCGGCATCAGGCGGCCAGTAAGTTCGATCGGCTGGACTGGCGTTGCGATCGGGAAGAAGTCTGTGAGGCCCAGCGGGTCGTTGACCGTTTTCAGGACCACGCCGGTATCGTCGACGAAATAGACCTTGCGGCTGGTCTTGCACCAGATTTCCCAGCCGGTCAGATCATTGTCAGATTCTCCGCGAGCCTTCTTTTCCTGGTCGCTCGTCTGCATCCCGATCATGGCGGAATCGAACGCCGTATCTTCGTTCTCTCGCGAGACGACGAAACGGAACGACATCCACGGGCAATCGCTCCAGCGCTTGGCCGGACCATGGCGGAAATCGCGCCAGCTTACAGCCTCAAACTCAATGCGTTCGTTGGCGAGGCGTTCGGCAGGCTGCTGGGCTGCTGTTGCAGGATCGGCATCGCCGCCGGCTTCGGCATCGTCGCCGTTATCATCACCCGGGGATACGCCGTCATACGATGGCGCATCGGCCACAGGGTCGGCGGCCACGTCTTTGGCGAGTTCATCGTTGGCGTCCTTTACGAAGTCGCTCTTGAACCGGAGCCTGACCACGCCGCGACCAGCCAGGAAGGCGTCTTGCGCCTCGCCCTCCAACTCGACCTGAAGCTTCGAATCGTCGACCTGAACCTTTATCGATCGCTCGATGATTTCGGCCACGTCCTTGCCGGCCGGGTCTTCATCCGCAAATCGGCGGCGCACGTCCGGCGCTGGCGGGCTGTTGATGACCGCCGGCACGATGGTTTCGACGTTCGCGTAGAGAATATTGAAATCGTAGGTCGTGCCCAGCGATGTTGACGTAGTGTAGTCGCGGCTCGACGTTTCGCCAGTGAAGGCTTTGATTGCCTTTTCCGCGTCGTCCAACCACTGCTTTTCGAGCTTCGACGCGGCATCGACACGGGCAAGCCATTTGGAGCCCTCGTCGCGAAGGGCCTTTCCCTGCTTCTGCTCTTCCGGGGTGCGCTTGTCTGCCTTGGCCATGGCGGCACGATGCAAGGCCGGTTAGCGAAAAGATAAGCCGTTTGCAGGAACGAAATAAGCGAAACGAGACCCGAAGCGGCTTCCGCGCGGTGATCAGTTACGGCGCAGCGCAAGCGTCATGCCCAACGCGCAGTCAGCGCCCTGCCCTCGCCTTAGTGTCCAGCCTTTCGCCATCCGGTCGATATAGCTCTGGCTCTTGACGATTGCCAATCCCGCGCCAATCATCCGGTGGTACAGCAGCGCCATTCACCAGCGAGCTAGTTCGTCATGAAGCCTGGAATCATGGAAGAAGTCCCGTGGTCGGACTCCATTACGGTTTACGACAAAGAGAATTTCAGGGTCTATCTGCAGATCCTCGACGCCTGCGCCGACAATGCCAGCATAGAGGAGATGGCAGACCTCATCCTTGGCATCGATCCGGCTCTTGAACCGGTGCGCGCCCGCAACGCTGTCCGCAGCCATATCGACCGGGCGAACTGGATGGTGACGACAGGCTCAAAGTTCCTGTTCGCCGACTGAGCTATTCCTCATCGCTAAAGCCGAGCAGCGACGCATGGCGTATGTGGCTGTGGTCGCCGCGCAGATGCTTGACGCGCAGTTTCACCCCTGGCCCGACCCACTGCGTAGCCGGCCGTTTCTTCATGTTCACAGCCTTTGGCGGGGGGCCGGCGTGTTCCTGGACCCGCTTCCACAACCGCTCCTTCATGTCCCGGCCCAAGGTAATGAAGGCGGATCCGACATAGTTGCGGGTGCCTGGCTCCGCCAGCAACGCGAAGGCGGCTTTGCCCTGCTCCCGCTCGACGCCAAGCAGTTCGAACTCGTCGACCGTCCAGCTCTTGGTCTTCAGCCAGTTCGTCGTCGGGCCGCTTCGATATTTGCTGTCGGCGCGCTTGGAGACGATCCCCTCGAGACCGGCCTGGTCGGCGAGGTAGAAAATTGCCTTGGCATCACCGGGTAGAGACTCGCTAAACTGGATCCGGCTGTTCGGCTTGATGATGCCGTAGAGCATCTCCCGCCGGCCCTTGCAGCTGATGTCGCGCAGATCGTGGCCCTCGAGATGCAAAACATCGAACGCGCCCATGATCATCGCATAGGGATCGTTATGGACGGCTTTCTGGAGCGCGTTAAAGTCGGGCAGCCCTGCCCCGTTGGGAACGACAGCCTCGCCGTCGATGATGGCATTCTCGACCCCGAGCTCGCGCGCGGCTTCGACGATGCCGGTGAACTTGGTGGTCCAGTCAGCGCCGGATTTGGTGAAAACTTGAATATCCTCGGGGCTGTTGATGACGACCTGCACGCGGTAGCCGTCCAGCTTGATCTCGTGAATCCAGTCCCCGCCTTCTGGCGGCTTGGCGACCAGCTTCGGCTCCATTGGAGGAATAAACGCCAGCCTCGCCCCGATCATACAAACCCCACGCAACAGACCCGAATCAATAAACTTTGATGAATTCGGTTCCGCTAATAAAAAAGCGCCCGCGCTCCCGGGGAAGGACGCGGGCAGTGATCGGTGGGAGGATCCGATCTTACAGCATTGGTCTGCGAGAACATGCTGCAAAAGCACAAACTGTCGTCTCAATCCTTTGTTCCAAACGAAAAAAGCCCACCGCACCTTTCGGCACGGCGGGCGATCAGTCGTTCACCAGGCACGGGGTGTGGGCGGGGGATGGGTGTGCCCGGTGCACGGATCGTAGAAACCTATGCTCGTCGGCGGCGTGCGTCTACCAACCGGCAGTTGGAAGCCCCCCGCCGCCAGCGGCTCTTGGGCGGATGAACTCTTCCAATCGGTCCTCTTTCAAAGCCTTTGACAGACTGATCATGCGACTAGCCTTAGAAACTGTTCGTTGGATGCCGATTGCTCTACGACGCGAGTAGAGGCAGAAGCCACAACTCCATAAAAATCGCCGATATCTTCCCGCGATTTTACTACTGCGATACGGGAAGGCGGGTGTTCAAGCCGTGAGAAATCGTGAAATTTCGCGGCGGTTCCCACGACCGAAATATATTTATTCATCACCGGCTCGAATAGTCCGAGATGCGGCCTGCCAGTCACTAGGACGGATACCTTCCAAGTATGATTGGATGCACCTACAAGCTCTGCGTCCTTAGCCACGTCGGTTGCACCAAAAATGGCTGAAAGTCGTGCGAACAGAATATCCTTCGCATCGCTTTCAGATCTCTCTGCCATCCGATAGGCGGCAAAGGCCGTGGCTTCCTGTGAGCAATTCGCAACCACCATCATTGCCCCTTGCAGGGCTGCGGGCGCTACTTCGGCAACGAACATGTCGTGGCCATCGAAACGGATTCCAGAAGCCTCAGCGACGCGATTAGCTTCCTTCTTAAAATATCTCGTGGCCCCCATCATGTCCGCTTCTTGCCAACCGCCACCACGATCTGAAACGAGGCATTTGTCACCCTGACGGGTGACTTCAAGCGCGACCGTTGTGCCGCTTGGATAGAGGACCGGCATGGTGACTATAGACCCGCCGAAAAAATGGTCAGCATTGACCATCCCGCGAATGGCTTCACCAATCGCCTCTTTCGTATTCGGAATTTTCCTTGCGAAATCAATCATCTCGCGTCCAGAATATGTCCTGAGTGATTAACGGCGGCTCTATGCGACGTATGTCTTTGATTCTAAAGCTTTGTCCGCAGAAAGCAAGGAACTCGGATAAGGTATTTGGATCACGATTTATTGGCCGCGCCGCCGGAAGGTTCCCGATACGCATCCTGTGCTCGGGCGAGTGCCAATTGTCATCAAAGCGATGCTCATGAGTAAGCTTGACCACGGCCAATTCAAATCCTGGTGGTCCCCACAGCTTGTTGGTGTGTAGGCCGAAGGCCCGCCATTCTATCCTCCACAGAGGCGTTACCCTCTTGTCGCTTGGGGCGAACTCTAGTTGGACTATGGCGTCCCGATCGACAAAGCGCTTTGAAGTCTTGACCCGCAACTGAAAGTTCGATGTGCCGTCACTGGTTATCACCAGCGGAACAGAGAAAACATAGTATCTATCGTCGGATTTTGTATCCCAGACCGGAGACCGGATGAGGGACTTTTCTTCTGCGACTAGCGCTACAATGTCTGGGGGTAGATCAACCATTCAGCCGTGCTTAGAGCACAGCTTAAGCGGGAATCCGAGTCCTCTGGAAATTAAGAGAGAGTGGGCGGGACTCGAACCCGCGTCCTCTCGCTTAGCAGGCAAAGCTAGCGCTCTTCCGCGGTCGGCTTCAACTTCCGCACGATGAACTCGAACAGGACATCCGAAATCCACATTGCCGACACACCAATCAGGAACGCCGCGGCCAGCGTCGTCGTGTCATCATCCGGTGAAGGAACAGGCAGACCAGTCGCCTTGAAATAAGACACCACCGGCAATGTCAGATAAGCCGCCGCCAGCGCGCCGCAGATCGGCGACGCCACCATTTCGCGAACTTTGTACCGATGTCGCGACAAAGCCCTGAGAACGCCACCGGCAAGGCCAGCAGCGACCACCGGGCCTTTGATGCCAAGCAGATCGAACATTTCTTGCATCATGGTCTCCAGCCGCACCACCTGGTGCCCCGAGCGTTGTGGGTGTTCATCTCGTCAAGCTCGGCACGGCTCATCACTTGAACGACCGCGAGCAACGGCCGGCGCGGTTGATTGTGGTCGCACCAGACTTCACGCGGGTTGCCGATCGGCGGTGTTGTCGTGCAGCCGGCGAGCACCAGGCAGAGGACTAGCGCTTTGCCCATTGCTCTGCCTCCTTGCGCGCTGCATCGTCGGTCATGCCGGCGGCGTGGCGTTCGGCCGCCGTAGCCTCCCGGTCCATTTCGAGGCGGTCTTCAGCGGCAGCGAGTTTTCCCGCCGCCTGCTTTGCAGCTTCCTTCTTGGCCCGGTTGATGCCGCCAGCGACATACAGGCTGAGCCCGCCAACGACCGCGGCGAAGAGAGCCATGATGGTCTTGTTGCCGAGGATGGCGCCGAGTATCGCGCCGAACATCACAAATCCTCAGCGCGGCGACGGCGAAGGAACTCAGTCAGCACCCCGTTGACGACGAGGAACCAGGGGAACCACTCCCCCGGAATGATCGGCGCAAGAACGTGCGGGTCAACATACGTGACGACCGCGGCGACGACACCGAGCGCCGCCTGAAGTCGCGCCCAAAAAATGGTTTCGCTGTCTGAGAAATAGCTCTTGATGCGGGTCCACATGGTCATTTCCTTCCGAATATCCATTTCAGAATGGCGAAAAGCGCTGCCCACAGCCAATTGCGTTCCGGGTACTCGGGCGGCACAGGAGCCACTAGAGGCGGTTTTGGCGCGATGGGTGGCTGTGGAGCCGGAATTGGCTTCGCGGGCGTTGGCGAGGCTGCTACCGGGGCACCCGACAGGAATTGCGCTCGCTCGTCAGCCCGGCGATTGGCCAACCCCTTCAGAACCACCTTCTTGCCGCCGATCGTTCCCTTGTTCCACGCCAGCATGGAATCGGCCGCACCCCGGCGATTGCCGGCGTTGAGGTTTCTCAGCACAGACGACCCCTTGAACCCGCCAGCCCCGATGTTGAAGACCAGTGAAACCAGCGCGTCGAATTCGCTCTGATTGAGCGGCACTTTCACCATGGCTGAAACAGACGCCTCGACGCCCGCCAGATCCCGCTGCAAAATCTCGTCGGACTGCGCAGCGGTGATCTTCAGGCCCTTGCTAACCTTCGGAGGACCGGCAACGGAGGTATGGCCAACGCCGATCGTCCAGACGCCGACGCTATCGAGATAGGCAGTCAGCACGTTGCCTTCGCGGCGCGCGATTGCTGCCCGTCCTGCTGAACTGGTTTTCATGATAGCCTCCTATGCCGTCCGCCAGAACTGAACGCGGGTGAAAACTTCCACCGTAGTGGCGAAGCCACACGCCCGACCAAACCCAAAGGTGGCTATTGTGCTACTGCACAGATGTTCGACGCGGTAAGCTTTGCCGGCAACAACTGGCGCTCCCCCGCATGACCTCGTTGTCACGTCGGAAGATCCAGGGCATCGCTCGGACGAGCCGACACCGGCCACGGTGGTATCAGTGACGTTGAACAGCCTTGTTTGATGCGCAGCGACATCGTTCGCGGGCGCCGACCATTCTACCCACCCATCCACAGTCGGAGTGAACGCATTTGCAGCTAAAGAGACGAGCGCTGAAGCGTCCCGCACTTCTGTGTTCAGATCGCGGGTGCGCCAAGCGCCATTGGTAAACGTCCCGCCGTCTGTGGTGGACGCCTTCTGATCTTCGAGGATAGCATCCGGGGCGCCACCAAGACGGGCTCCGTCGATATAGACAGCCTTGGTGTTGATCGTATCGGCGCCCTTGTCGCCTCCGGTCGCGTTTGGGGTATAGACGCCCACTTCGACGCGCAGCCGATCAGCCTCAGTTCCGGCGACAATGGTCCTCAGAGCGGCGCGACCGTCTTCAGAGCCGTTCGTCGGATCAAGAATTGTTCCGGCCAAAGCAGCGTAAGTCGTCTTATTGTCAGCGCTGTCCTTGCCGGTGAGATTGAACAGGCCAATCGCGTCGGAAGCGGCGGGGGATGCCGAATTGCGGTAAGCGTCCACAACTGGCGCGGCAGCGGCGCCGGCATCGGTATTGGTGACGATAAAGGTGTCGTCGACATTGACGACCAGCGGCTTGCCGTTGGCGCGCTGGTAGCCGACGCAGACCCAGTTGCCGCCACCCTTGGAGCGCATTGTCGCCACGTCGCCGGCCGCGGTGGTGATGTTCGCTCCCGTCGGCAATATCAAGCTTGAGGAGTTGTGCGTGAGTGTCAGTATCCCGGCAAAGATCAAGACCCGTTCAGCACCGGCTGCAACCGTTCCCAGCGCGGTAATCGTGACCGTTCCAGTGATGTTGACGATGGTCCCTGTGGCATTTGCGAGATTGACCGTCGCGGCCGACAGCATGTCCGAGCTGTAGGTATTGAAATTGTCATTGCCGCCGACTGCGGTCGTCGAGCCCGATCCGCCCGCCGTGACAGGCCGGGCGGTGTTGGCATCATCGACAAGATCGGCGACGAGGGCATTGTATTTTGCGCTCTCGATCGTCGTGTTCGGTGCTGCGGTCGTGCCCGGAGGGGCTGAGTATATTCCACCAGCGCGAGGCATCGCCGCTCCAATCCGTTGATTGGCGACACCGTGATTGGAGCATCACGAAAAGATAAGCCGTTTGAATTGTGGTCTGGTCCATAGGGGGTCTCCTCAAAATTGAGGAGGCCTAGTTGGCCGCATCAGCAGCAGCTTGCTTAGTCCGTCGGATCTTCAGGAAATAGCTTCTAACGTGCTGCCCGGCGCCGCCTGACCATTGCATCAACCGCCTCCTTGACGGTCTGATTGCTGCGGATCGATCCATCTGGTCGGGCCTCGTAAGTGCCTGGATCGCCCGCTGGCTTCACCACCGCCACGATAGCTTCACGCCATGCGAGACCTAGATAGCGGAACGCGGACGCATAGTGTTCGGCCCAGTTCTTCACGGGCACGTCACGGAAACATTTCTTGTCGTCGTCCCACTCGCGGCGGAATGCCTTCAGGCCCTCGATGCCATCGGCCACCCGCTCGTTGTCCGCGAAACGCGCCAGCTTGATCGTCTGCCGGCCGGCATTCACGCCATCAGCAAAGCTGGCTATGCCAACCATCTTCGGCTTGCGACCGTGATCCTTCAGCGTTTGCAGGCGGGTTCGAGCCGTTCCCCATTGCGGGTGCATGATGTCATGCGGAACGTAGTCGTTGCCCTTGTAGCCCTGGTCGTCGAGCCACTTGCACCAGTCGGCGAGGTCTTCACTGTCCGGCAGATAGAAATCGACGATGATGGGCGTACCGTCGATGACCTGGAAACACCAGATCGGGTTGTTGGACGCCTTGCCCAGATCCCACACAGTGTGAACTGGATACGCCGGATTGACCGCGATCGGCCGACCAATGCGGCCCTCACGCTCTGCCCTGGCAACTTCGGCGCCCCAATACGACCCGACCAGCGCGCCCGCGAACGAGCAATAGAATTCCTGATCAATCAGCAGATCAGCAGTTTCTTGCCCGAACAGGCCGACGTAAATCTTGCGCTGCTTGTCGATGCCCTCGGCTGTCATCGCTTCCGTGACCGACACCGGAAGGACTTCCCAAAACCAGCCAGCCGGATTCGTCACCCGATCGAACGCGTCCTTCTTCACCTCGTCGAGCATCGATTTCGCATGGTTGTTGCCGCGCGGTGTGGTGATGAATGAGGCCCAACCGCCGTTCTCTTCAAGGATCGGCGACAGGTACGCCCACGCCGCCGGCTTCGCTAATGCCCATTCCGAAAAGGTAATTCCAACCGGTGGCGATCCAACCAGGCTGTTGAAGTTGTCCGAGCCGACCACCTGAAAAGTTGACCCAATCTTGAACCGGATGAACATTTCATTGTCGTTCATGTTCTCGATTAGAGGCTCAGGAAAGGCCTCGAACAGCCGGCGCTTGCCAGTGTGCGGGTTGACCGCGTTCCAGATCGCTTTGCGTGCCTGGGCGGCCTCAGGCAGCATGTGCCAGTAGGTTCCGGGCCGCTCATGGGCAGACACGGCATGCATGTTCAGGTTGATTTCGTCCTTGCCGGCGCGGCGGTGCCAGAACAAGAGCTGGCGCTTACAGCCCTGCTCCCATGTGTCCCATGCCTTCTTCTGATACCAGCGAGGACGCCAGCCGGCGTTAGGTAGCTGGATTGTCGGCATCAGCCTTCGCTTCCTGATCCGCGAGCTTCAGCACCTGGACGACCAGCGGGCCGCCCTCGCCGTCTGTCAGCGCAAGTTTGTCGCCATACTTCTTTGGCGCCATCTTACCAACCATCCACTTTCGGGTTTCAACCTGTAGCCGCCTGTGCTCGATCATATCGCCGCGCATCTCTTCGGTCTTACCGTCCGAAGTCACCTTGGTTTTGATCCCCTCCACCGGGGTATCAGCGATGTCCAACGCCTGCTCAAAGAGAGCGTCTGCCTGGATCTCGCGTGCGCGCACGTATTGTTCGCGAAACTCAGCCCGCCGCTCATCGGCAAGCCATCGGCATACTGTCGCAACATGTGGCATGTCGTCAGCCTCACAGATCGACCGCAGGCTTCGCCCGTCCGCAAGCTTTTCACAAATCGCGTCGGCTATCTCTTGGGTGAAGCTACTTGGCCGCGCCATTGGATGCGTCCCTTTCCCGCCGCTCGCATTCTCCGCGCGTGTCGAACTTGCCGCCGTACCCGCGACCATCTGTCAGGACGTTCCGGCCCGCCTCGTCGGCGATGAACCAGAACGGCCAATCCTCTGTTTTTTCCGACGCCGATCGGGCGACGAGTTTTTGACGGTCACCCATTGGCTCGCCTCTTCATCAAATCATGAACCGACGCCCGGAGAAGGAATCGACGGTAAATCGGTGACAGCGTGCCGTCTGGATATTGTTCCCATTCGGACATGGCCTGGTCGAGGATGTCGACCGGAGCGTCAGGGCAAAGCGTCTTCTGGTCGGCGACGATTGCCGCATAGACCGGGCTGCCCTTTACGATTGGTTTGCCTTCCGGGAGCTTACCCATTGCCGGACTCCTTCAGCCTGATCTGGACGAGCCGGACGTTGATGCCGAGCTGCTTGGCGATTTCTCGAGCCGACATGCCCAGCGCCTTCATTTCGCGGATGGCTTTCCGCCGCTGCAAAGCCTGCAACCGGCCGCGATGCTTAAACGGTCGATTGGCGCGGACATCGCCCTTTTGTCGAGCTCGCGCGACGTACTGGACGACTGTCGTCACCGAAATGTCTAGACACTCCGCAATGTTCTCGTAGGTCGACATCTCCTGATACATGTCGAGCGCGCGGTTTCGCTGTCGTTCAACGCGCCGGTCCACCATCCCGCCCTTCTTGTTGAAACTGCTGAAGGCATGGAATGGCAGCGAGGCGCGGTGTCCGGATCGATGTTGCTTCATTTGCTGGTCGGCCTCCCCGCCACATAGTCAGCTGGGTCAATCCTTCGCACTGGCGATGCCGGGCCGAACGTCCCAAGCTGCCATTCCCGATGCTGGCGGTTGCCAAGCGGATCGAACTTTGCCGCTGCGATGTCGCGGACCCAGCGAGGAGCCTTCGCCGCGGCTTTGGCTTGCTTGCGCTCACGCCTGGTCTTCTTCTTCGGGACGACCGGCATCGGCCCGCTCGACAGGATTTTGTTCGAAATCCAGTCGGCTCGCTTTTCTGCCGGCGACATGGGCGAGCCTTCCAATCGGTCAGCCGCGCGCCAGGCTTCGGCGTTTGTTGGGAAAGGCCCGGCGAGGGTTTCCCCGCCCGAAACCACCACCCAGCCGGCACCGTCAGGCGCTCCAACGACCGTCATGCGACCGCCTTCAGCCGGCGCTTGCGGCATTTCTTGAACCATGTGATCGCCAACGCCTTCCAGATCGGAACCTTGTGCGCCGCGGCGAACACCTTGGCTTCATCCTCGCCGGTCGTCTTCAGGCTGATGATCGCCGTAACCAACTCAGAATCGTCGATGCTCTGGCAATATTCCTCGTCGGTCAGCAGCAGGTCGACCGCCTTGATATGTGGCCCCGTGATGGGCGCCAGTTGTGCGCGCGACAGAACATCCAGCACCCGACCGGCCATTTCTTCACCGCGTCGGGCGATCAGCCCGCCGATCGCCTGAACGGCGACAGTCTCATGGGATTTGAATTTGCCGCTTCCAGGAGTGCCACGAAGGATGGACACGGTAGCGCGTTGACAGACCTCGACGACTTTCAGCGCCGCCTTGTCGCCGGCCGCGACCGCAGCCTGGTGGAGCTGCAACGAGGTGACGCCAAGCCGTTCAGTGTTCAGGCCGATGAAGGCAGCAGCTTGCGCTTCGACCGTCGCGGCCTCGACGATCTGGACAGGGATCGTGTCGATGTGCGGATGCGAGGCGCATGCGATGGCAGTATGCTGCCCGTCGAGAACGAACAAGACGGTCTCACCGGCATGGTTTTCCGAATAGCAGCAAGTCGGAAGCTTGAACTTCGACCAGTCGAAATGCTCGATGATTTTCCGGATCTGGCGCAAGCCGCGCTCGCCGATCGACCGCTGATAGGCCGGGTCAATGTAGAGGCTGCGCGGGTTGACGTATTCCATGATGGGCTGGCCGGTCGCGGGCGCCTTTGGCTTCAGTCCCGAGATCGAAACCGGTTCAATGCGGCGAAGTGGGTTGGCAGGCGTGCTCATAGTTGAGTGCCCCGCAGGAGAATAGTTGTTGCGCCTTCGATGGTGAGTCCGTGTCGCTGCGCGAACAGTTCAATTCGTTCGGCGAGCCTTACCCGGCGGTCGGTGTCGGCATTTGTCGCCGCCATAAGATGCTGAAGCCATGCCGGGGAACCTTGCCCGAGCACTTCAAATTCTGAATGAACAAGCCCGTAAAAATCCCCATACGCTTGGCTGGGGACCGCGCTGATCTTGGCCGATAGGAGCTCGGATAGTTCGTTAGAAAGCTCAGCCAGCGCATCCCATGCGATTACAGCTTCTTGATGTATCTCGCGTTCGTCTTCTCCCGGAAAACAGTTCATCGATTCGAGTTCCTGGCCGGCCCATTCGCAACCTTCAATCTTAATAAATTCCAGAAGCCAATCACCCCGAACGTCTGTCGCCAACGTCTTGTCAGCCGCGACCATCAAGGGACTCGACATGAATTCATCGAACACTCCTCGTGGAGTTGCTTCCGGCCCGCTCAGCCATTCTGACGCGCATGCACCTATGCAATTTTCATATCCGCCTCCCGCCCAATTAGTAGCCGGATCTTCGGCCGACATGACGCGCACCTTCTTTAGGTCGCGCGGATCATCATTCCAAAATATGACTGCTTTCGCTTGCGGGATCTTGATCCTGCTCATGCTGCTTGCTCCCATTCGCGCCAGCCATCGCCGTCGCTTTCGTTGAGTAGATCAGTGGGGACGCGACAGCCGCGCTGTCCCGGCCCAGGCCCCCACATGGATGTCGACCAAGTTTTGTTGCTTCGGGCGTACGCTAGGCGCTTCGGCCATTGCGCGTCCTCATCTGCTGCAGTGGTGGCGATGCCGGCGGCGAAGCCCTCGAACCTCCGCTCATTGATGAACGTCGCCGCGTGCATCGTCGGATGGTCGGGTTTCGAGGCGAGGAAAGACCGATAGGCCGACACGGCGTCGTGACAAGCCTTCCGCTCTGGCTCAGTGAGCTTCTTCCATCCATCGAACGCCTTCACCTTGGACATGTTCGGTGATCGAGGATAGGCAAGCCAGAATGCTTCGAAGGCTTCCGAGTAGTTGCTTTTTGCTTTCGGTCTTTGTGCGGGGTCCGGACTTGTTCCGGACAAAGAACCGTTAGGTTCTTCTTTCCCTTCCTTTCCCTTCCCTTCCACTTTACCGTCGTGCCTCACGCGTGGATGACGCGTGGCGGACGCGTCAGTTTTTGCAATGATATCAATAGGGTTAGGTAAACTACTGGCGCTTTCCCGGTTGTTTATGACCTGGTGCCGGTTCCATGACGGGACGTACCCGAAAGACCGGTCCGCCGACGCGTATTTCACGATGAAACCACGCGTGGCCAACGCGTCGAGCACGCGTGAAAAATCGACATCATCGTAAGGAAGTATGTCCGCCTTCAACTGGCGAGGACGCCACACAAAGCGGCCTTCCCGGTCGCACTGTGTCCATAGACCGGCAAACGACAGGCGAAGCGGCAAGCCAGTTTCCACCTCCGCGTCGAATAGCTCTTCGTGCTTGAAAAACTCTGGTTTGATGGTGCGGATTCTCGACATTAGAGCCTCGCTGCATTGCGAACGGCGGAACAGGCGATGTCGACGAACAGGTCAATCGTCTTGACCGGCCCGTTGCGCTGCTTGCCGATGATGAATTCCAGCTTGTTTTGAACGTCGGAGAGCCGCGAGACGCGGTTGACTTCCGCTTCGGCGTCCTTGCCCTTTTCCTTTTCGAGGTAATAGGCTTCTCGAAACAGGAAGATGATGGTGTCCGCATCCTGCTCGATCGCGCCACTATCGCGGAGATCCGACATCATCGGCCTGCGCTCGTTCATGGCGCGGCTTTCGATGTTGCGGCTGAGCTGCGAAAGCGCGACGACACCCAAGTTGTATTCCCGCGCCAGTTCGCGAAGCCCGCCGGAAATCTCGGTGATCTCGTTGTTGCGGTTGCCCTGGTAGCGAGCAGACGGGCGGATGAGTTGGAGGTAGTCTACGAAGAGGACACCAAGCGGACAGCCGACAGCTTCGGCGCTCTCCATCATGCGTTCGGTCTTGACCCGAACGTCAGTCATCGACAGGCCAGGTTGCTCCTCAATCCACAACGGCAGCGTGTCGAGGTCTCGGCATGCGGATTTCAATGTGTCGATCTCGCCCGGCTCCACCCTGCCGGTGATCAAGTTGCTGTAGGCAATCTGGATGCCCCAATCATAAGCGATATCGGTTAGAGCCCGCATCGCCAGCCGCTTCGCTCCCATTTCAAGGGATATGAAACCGGTCCCGGCGCCGCTCTTCGCAGTCCTGATAGCCACCGACAATCCGACAGCGGTCTTGCCCATGGATGGGCGGGCACCAATGACGGTCATTTCGCCGCGCTGGATGCCACCTGTGGCGCGGTTAACGTCTGTCAGGCCCCACGTGACGCCAGTAAGACCGTTGCCGCGCTGCTGGGCTTCCTCGATCTCGGCAAAGGCGCCGACCGCGGCTTCCGCCAACGTCACCCGCGACTTGCGACGGGGACCGGCGCGCAACTCGGCGGCAATCGTGTCCAGGTCCGACGATACCGACTGGATGGTTACCTTCGTGTCAGACGTTGCGTCGTGCGCGGTTTCCCGTAGGAGCTTTCCGACCTCGGCCGTCTTCAACCTCGCCCATTGAGCCACGACAGCCTTGCCGCCTCGCTCCAGTCCTGCGGGGCCGGCGACGATCGACGAAGCAAGATCTGCCATATAGGCTGATGGAGACTGATCAGTCTTTTGAATGAATAGGATTTTGGCATCTTCCGGCAAAAGTCGGGAGACGATTGGCATGGTCGTCGAGCCGTACTGTTCATGTGCAGCGCGGATCGCCCGGAAAAGCATGCGGTGGATATCAGGGACGAAATGGTCTTCCCGGAGAAAGCTCATCACCTTGCGGAAGTCGCCACCGAACAGAAGCGTGCCAAGCACGTCCTGTTCGATTTCCGGAACGTATGCAGCGTCGGGGATGGTCTGCGACGCTGCGCTCAAGGCCGATGCCCTGTGTTTGGTGCGGGGCGATAGGTGTTGGCGACATAGGCGTAGAAGAACGCGCCGAAGGCCTTGCCGGCGGCGTGAGCGTCGGCCATGTCGCCGGTAGCTGCTGCCTTATTGCGAAGGTCGCGCCATTCGAAAAAGGCGCGCTCTTGTTCGGCGTTCATGTCGTCGTCGATCTGGCTCACTTGTGTGCTCAAGCCGCCCTCCCCGCCGCCTTAAATTGGAGTCCGAGCTGGGCGGCTATCGGCGCCACCGGCACCACCATCTTCCCGCCGATCTTGATCGTTTGAATGTCGCCACGTTTGGCGGCATCGTATGATGCATTGCGAGCAAGGTTGAAAAACAGCCTGCCCGCGTCAGGGACAGACACGGTGGCATGAGAGAGCGCTTCGTCGAGTGTCATCTGTTCCGTTTCCATTCATCATAAAGATACCAAACATGTGTAGGAAACTGTCCTAGTCCTGTTTTGTCTTGCCTGCAACCGTTTTGTGTGTATTTTTCACATCAAACTGTGGGAAACGACATGGCGAGACCGAAGCTTGGCAAGGGCGACAGCGAGCGCTTGCAGATGGTGATCAGTGCTGAGGAACTGGAAGCCATCGAGGAGTGGCAGCATCAGAACCGCATTCAGAGCAAGTCGGAAGCGATTCGGCGTCTCTGTCAGCTCGGGCTGCTAATCGACAACGAGCTTGAGCAAATCGTCGATCTTTCGAGCGATGGTACAAAGGTCCTAGCAAACCAGTCGGTCGATCTGCACGCTGTATGGCGGCGGCTCGTAAGACCCGACAACAAAGACCTGCTGTTCGGCCAAGACGAAATAAATGACATCTTCACGTTGGCGAGCGACCACGGAGAAGTCGCCTCCGAGGGTGTTCTCGCCATCCACCACTTGGTTGTCACGCTGTACAACATGATCGGCGACATCGTGCAGTCGCGGACGCTGAAGGGCGGCTTGCGAAAGTCTGAAAAGCATGTGGAAGCGGCCCGTGAACACGTGGAGGAGATCGAGCGACGGAACGAGATACGACGCCAAAATCGATTCCTCGGGATCCTCTACCACCGCGAGGACACGCCAGAGGAAGTAGCACGATACGAAGCACTCTCGGACGACGAGCAGGAAAACTATATCGCTGCCCAGATCCAACAACTGTCTGAAGAAGAGGCGGCGGACCCGCAAGCCTTTGCCGAGCGGTATGGTATCCCGCCGCCCTTCTGGGACCAGTCGGGATGGGGGACCCGGTTGCGCCGGCTCTACAAAACAAAATACGGAGGAGAACCGAAATGAAAGGCCACGTCAAAGAGCGCTCACCCGGCAAATGGGCAATCGTTCTCGATATCTACGATGCGGCCGGCAAGCGCCGCCGCAAGTGGCACACTTTCGAAACCACATCGAAACGGAAGGCCGAAGAGGAATGCGCTCGCCTCATCACCGAATTGAAGAGCGGCAACTACGTCGAGCCCACGAAGCAGACCGTCGCGCAATTCCTCGACGAATGGATTGCCTTCATCAAGCCGTCGGTCGCGCCGAAGACGCTGGAGCGCTATACCGAACTGTGCCGCAAGAACATCGTCCCGCTGATGGGCGACGTTGTGCTGGCGAAGCTGAAGACGGACCGCATTGATGCTGCTTTCACCAAGGCCCTTCGGTCAGGCCGGAGTGACGGCACAGGCGGGCTTTCGCCGCACACGGTCCATCATATGCGGCGAGCGCTGATCAAAGCCTTAGAGCAAGCTGTCACGTGGGAGCGGTTGGCCAAAAATCCGGCTAGGGCCACGACCCCGCCCAAGGTCGAGCGCAAGCGGATGACTGTCTATGACGCCGCGCAGACTGGCGCCCTGCTCGACGCACTCAGACCGTCGCGCCTATTCGTGCCTGTGCTGCTGGCTGTCATGTGCGGGCTGCGCCGCGGCGAGATCATCGCCCTGCGTTGGCGCAATGTCGAGCTTGGCGACAATCTTCGCCAACTGTCCGTGGTCGAGAGCGCCGAACAAACAGACGCGGGAGATGTTCGCTACAAGGAACCGAAGTCCGGTCGCGCGCGGACCATTGCCCTGTCTTCGACCGTCATTACCGAACTGAAGGCGCATCGCGCCCGGCAGGCTGAGGAACAGTTGCGGCTTGGCATTCGACCGGGGCCAGACAGTTTCGTCGTCGCCCAGATCGACGGCAGCGCCCTCCAGCCCCGTTCACTCACGCGCGAGTGGACGAAAAATAAAATCATCCAGCGCAGCGCCCTGCCCAGGATCCGATTCCATGACTTGCGGCACACTCACGCGTCGCAGATGCTGTCATCCGGCGTCCATCCGAAGATTGCGAGCGAGCGGCTTGGGCATTCGTCGATCGGCATCACGCTGGACCTTTACAGCCATGTGATGCCGGGCATGCAGGCTGACGCCGCCGAGCGCGTTGACGAGGCGATTCAGCGCGCGCTAAAACCCATTGGGTAG